CCACATTAGACCAATGTACAATGGTTCCCCAGATCCATACAAGGTTCTACCTTTCTCGGAAGTAACACTAAACGCAGATCAACTAGTAAAAAGTGACGCTGATGGTTCAGTGGGAACAGATTTCGTGTTCAGCACACCTGTTTATCTGAAACCAAAAACCAAGTATGCAATCTGTGTCACAACAAATGCACCAGCACATAGATTATGGGTTGCTGAGAACAAAGCATATGCTGTATCCGGTCAATATGGTCAAACAACAACAACCACAACAACAATTGATAAACCTGCAAACTTTGGTTCTCTACACATTCCAGTAAACAACGGAGCAGCATACTCCATATCATCTCAATTTCTCAAGATGTCATTACAAAGATGCAGTTTTGGTGCAGGTGAAAATGATGTAACATTCACTACCGACACATCAATTAAGAAGAATTATCAGGTTGGTTATGTTCACTCAAATGAACAACTCATTGAGGACACCAGACCAACTGTTCTTCTAAAAACAAAGACTCGAAATGGAGATACTTTCCAGACCAAGAACATATCTGGTTCATTGAACTCAACAATCGAATTTGATTCACAAATGACAATTGATGACAATGATAATGAGAAGTCAGTTCAGATGACCACCACATTCAACTTTGACCCACAGGGTGCAGTTTCGACAATGATAGACTCAGAAAGAATCTCTCTTGTTGCTGTTGAATATATGGCAAACAATGATGATGCTGCTGCGGAAGTTGAAGAAGTAAATCCAACTGCACGACTTGCATCAAACCAATCTCGATATATCGGAAGAAAGGTTGTTCTTTCAGAAGAAGCAGATGATATCGTTGTCATTCTTGACGGTAGTTTTGTTGGAAACGCACAAGCAAAGGTCTATGTTAAACTACAGGGACCAGACCAACCAAACGCTATCTTCGACGACAATCCTTGGACTCAGTTATATCCTGAAGGTTTGTTATCGGAGGATCTTAACACCTCGGAAATATTCTCTCAAGTTAAACCAACGACACTCATTGGTGGAACTGTCCGATTCAGCACTGATAATGTGGACCCCGGTACACCCGGTTCTTATACAGCATATCAGATCAAAATTGTTCTGATGGGTGAAGATACAATCAATAGTACAGGTAACGCATATCAAGTTCCCATTATTGAGTCTGTGTCTGTTGTTCCTCTTCGAAGAATTACACAAGATCAAGTCAGAAGAGTTATTCCGGTCGGATCAGTCCTTGCATATGCCTCAGAAGAAATACCTTCGGGATTTGTTCTATGTAATGGTGTTGAATACAATAAAGCAGAAAATCCAGAATACGAACCATTGTTCCAAGTTATTGGATATACCTATGGTGGTGCTGGAGATGTCTTCAGAGTTCCAGACTTGAGACAGAAAGCAGTCGTAGGAAGAAGAGGTGGTCCGGGTTCTGGTACATCTCCCGCCGCATCTCTTGGTGTTACTTTTGGAGTTGACCGATTTAGATTAGTGGATTCTCAAACCCCTCTTGCACCACACTGGCATGGTTATGGCATTAGATCAAATCAAGGATCGGGTAATAATGATGCTGGTTTTGTTGTAAACTCTGGCGCACCCGGCGCAGGGTGGTTGACAAACGGAGTTAACAACTACTATATTTATGGTCTTGCTGGTGATGGAGGTGGTCCAAGTCCTGCACAAAATATCGACTCAGGTACATATCCCGCAGACAGCAGGAATGGCGCGTACGCGGCGATGGTAACAACATGGCCAATAAGACCCGATCCGGTAACTGAGTCTGCGGCAGTACAAAATCATGGTGGTGGTTATGGCAACTCTCACATAGGACGGCGACAAAGAAACTCAAATGGCGTATATACAGGTAGTGACCTACCATTGGACTATGTGTATCCACACCAACCATCTATTACGCTTAACTACATAATTAAGATTTAATACGGAAACCATATGGCAGACAACGCATTCGAAAACTTAGAACGTATCTACCTCTCCGATACTTTTCGTGCATGGTTTGATAAAACAAATCAAATCATCACCACTATCAATCCGATTGAAATTTACGGAGTAACTGCCGATAGTGGTGAGGTCGCCGGTATTACTATTGACATCGACTCGAATGGTATTGCATATATTGGTCTATCATTACCAACTGCACTGACTGGTAGTTTTCGTTTCACATCTGGTGTCACCTTTGAAAATGAGGTAAGAGTCTCTGGACTGACACTCGATCTCGCACCATCAGGCGGACAGGGTGCAACTCTATATGGTCGTGTTGTCCGTTCAATCAATGGAGCAACAGGTGATATTGTTCTTACGACCGTCACAATTCCCGGTTCTCCGGTTGATGGTGATATTCTCTACTACGAAACATCAGGTTCGACATTCAATACCTACAATCTGTTCTCGGGTGGAACTGCAACAGATGATACGTTCAATATAGGTTCGACTGGTGGTGTGTTTGTCGGTGTTACACAGACTGGTGCTTCTGCTGCAAACTTTATAGAATATGGAAATATTCAACTCGTTGGTAGAGGAACAACAGGTGCTGGTATTTATCTCGTTGATGCTGACAAGGCATCCCTCTCAACGATCAAGACTGCTGGTGCAGATATACGATATTCGAAAGCGTCTGGTTCGAATCTTCTTACGTTCACAGGACGAAACATAAGTGGTGTTACATACTCGACAAGTAACCTCACAATTGACTTTGATACACAAAGAAGTTCTTTTGGTGGTGTCACTGGTGCTGGTGTTTTAAACATTCATGATACGGCATCAGGTAAATATCTTCAGTTTATTGATGGTTCTGGTTATACAATGAACTTCCGTCAGATCGCTGCTGGATCTCTCGGAGGCAGAACTTCTGGAGGATACACTGGTCTTGCCGAGTTCGGTGGGAATCCAGCATCAAAAGGTCTTAAACAAGAATCAAGAGTTCGTCTTGAAAACACAAATCACTCAGTCGAGATTGAGATTACGGGCACAGGTAAGACTTCTGGGTTTATTGTGTATGGTGTCAATGAAACAGGACCATATGGTTCACTCCTGACACCGACACTTCATGCCAGAAGAGATGGTAATGTGGTTATTGGTGGTATTGCACCAGACGATGGTGGAATTACGGGAACAACTCATGGTTCTCTGAACATCGCGAGTGGTAAATTGTACGTTGGTGGCACACTTGGTACAACAAACACAAAGAACATCCAAGTCCTCGCATCAAATGGTGTGACTGCTGGATGGACAATACTAGAATCAACTGCTTTCAACTACACAGGAACCATAACATCTGTTGCAAACATTTCGATATCGCCAGATGCTGGATTCTCATCCATAACTGATCTTGACGACGGATCAAAAACAATAAAGTTTACGACAGAAAATTCTTTAGTTGAACAAACTGGACCATTCAATATCATGGTATCTTTCCCTACGGTCAAACTAAAAGGTGTTCCAGATTCTACCACCCAAGCAGTTCTTGGTGTTAAACTAGACATAGATGGAACACCAACACTAATGGAATCCACAATATATTTTAAAGAATTATATGAAAGTGGAATACAATTCATTAGTCCTGTATTTGTTGCAAGCGGTGAGGCAACTCGGTATGTTAGATTAACTCCTTTTATGACACAAGGGGAATTGACACCATCGAGCAACTCAGAAAGATTCCAGTATGTAGCAAGAGGCACATATTCTGCCACATTTAATAAGTTAGGATAATACATCAATGGCAACATATAACCCAACATCATCAGGTGTAGTGACAGGTAGAACAAAGTTGTTTGTTTTTGCTGCAACGGGAGCGACAAATTGCAATTTTGTCACCACTATTCCGTGGGCACCAAACAGCGAGTCCCTTACAGGTTCTTTTCTTTCATCTGGTGGGTTTGTAGTCGGGACAACGGCAGAGTTGATCCAATATCTTGGAAACAACGCCCATCTTTCATACATTCGAAGAGAAAAAACAACACGCTCAGAACTACTTGCTGGTGGTGGTATTACTTCAACGAACGAAGACATCATACCAGATCCTAGAATAGAAGTTGGTGTTGTCTGTAACGGAACCGCTGGTTCATTTACTGGTGAATTTATGGACGAAATTCACCTCACTGGTGCTGGTGCAACCTTTCAGGGTTTCTTAGGTAGAATTGTATATTCAGCAGGAAATACACTTTTACCAGAAAACACATTTCGCGTGGATCTGGTAGGTGTTGGTGTCAGTGGATCAAACACTCCCTTTACAAACATAAGCACCGGTGTCACGATAGAAAACAAGAATAACGGTATAACCGCTACAGTCGCTAGTTCATCTGTTCGAACCTTTATAAACACCGGTGATTTTGCTTCAAAAGTCAAAAGTCAAATTGACTACTCATACGGAATGACTGGCATAACAATTGGTGACACCACACATCTAAGACATGTCATCCTAAGTCCCTTAGATAGAGATTTTAGAGACTTTCTCCAAACAACTCTACCAATGGTAACATCAAATGCTGTGACAGGAGATTCGAATCGAAAGTCCACCATCTATGTTCCATATGGTTTCAGTGGTGCCTCCCTCGGGTTTAGTCTGAATGCAATCACAGGCGGAACCGTGTCTGGAACAAGTCTGTTCGAAGAATTTGCAGTCCGTTCCCTAAATAAAATAGTCGAAGGTGATCTCGAAAGAAAGAACTCAATATTCTCAATCGACAACGCACAAACCATTCGTGGTATTCTAACACTAGGTTCTTTTGATTCACTACAAAGCGATCCTGTTCTAGATGTGATATGATTTAGTTTTCGTGTCTCCTACATAATGAGAGGAGATATACATGAAACCAGCATCCAGACAACAACTCAAAGATTATGCTTTGAGAAAACTCGGTTATCCTGTGGTTGAAATAAATGTTGATGATGCTCAACTCGAAGATCGTATTGATGATGCTCTTCAGATGTTTTCTGAGTATCATTTTGATGGCGTTCAACGAGCGTTCTATAAGTATCAAGTCACAGATAACGACATTACCAATGGTTATATTGACGCGGACTCTCTGGTCAAGAACGATGGGGCATTTGGTCCTGAACTCGAATCAGGAAATCAGATTGTCTCTGTTCTGAGAATATTTGAATTCTCTGCTGATGGTTCAAACAACCTTTTCAGCATCCCGTATCAACTTGCCCTCAACGACATCTATGGTATTCGTTCTCCGGGTTCGTTGATCAACTACACAATGACACAACAGCATCTTGAGATGATTCGAGATTACCTCGATCCAGAAAAGATGATTCGTTTCAGTCGTGTCACAAACAGAATTTACATTGACACCAACTGGACAGAGGACATACCTGCTGGAACATATATTGTCATCGAAGCGTATGCTGCGTTGAACCCAAACACATACACAGAGATTTACAACGACATTCTTCTCAAGAAATATGTAACCGCCTCTTTCAAACAACAATGGGGTCAAAATCTTTCAAAGTACCAAAACGTCACTCTTCCCGGTGGTCTTTCATATAATGGTGCGGACATCTACTCACAGGCAACTCAGGAGATGGACAAAATCGAGGAAGAACTTTCCAACAAATACGAGTTGCCTCCAGATTTCATGGTAGGATAAAATGTCATTCAATAAAAACATCGACGCATCTGATTTCGAAGGAATGGATTTCGGATTTGAACTCCTCGACGCTCCTCCCACAGAGGAATCGAATGAGTCTCAATCATCTGCTGTAGTTCCTGATGACTTCCAAGAGAGAATGGATAGTATCGAAAACAAGTTGAACATGATTGCAAATCTTGTCAATAACATCGAACTTGAACGAGATGATGATACTCTATCAGAACTCATAAACTTGAATGGGAAGGTTGATCGAATTCTCAGCATGGAAACAAATGAACTCTCTCAAGCAATCAACGAACAGGGAGCGAGTATCAGAGCAGTCATTGATGAAGTCGAAGAGAGAAAAGGTCAACTCAACGACCAGTATAAGAGAAAAATTGCAGAGGTTGAGAAACTCGTTCTACCTCTTCTCATCAACCTCACCAAAAACCCAGAAAGAGAATACATCAAGTGGCCAAATCGTGCCCAATCTGTTCAGGCACAAATTGATAGAATTCTAGAGGTAACAAGAAACGATGGCGACTAATCCATACTTTCGAAAAGCAGTTCGTTCGGAGCAAGACCTGATAGATGATCTCTCTGTTGAGGTCATCAAGATTCATGGTTTTGACATGGTATATTTACCGCGAACTCTTGTTCGAAAGGATGAGTTGTTTGGTGAAGACCGATCTCCATCTCGATTCTCCACAGGAAGAGAAATTGAAATGCTCGTCGAGTCCGTAGATGGATTCGAGGGTGATGGTGAAATCTTTAGTCGCGTTGGACTTGAAATTCGAGACAACATAACACTTCTCGTTTCACGAAGAAGGTTTCTTGAAGAATTTGCAGACCTTGGATATGACACCCCAAGAGAAGGTGATCTTTTGTACTTTCCGATCTCAGGGGCGATCTTTGAGATTGACTATGTTGAAAGAGAGAATCCTTTCTATCAACTAAACAAAATCACAACTTATAAACTCACATGCTCGCTCTTCAAATACACAGGAGAAGACTTTCAAACTGGTTGGAGCGATATCGACGGAGTTACTGCCGATCACACACCAAGATTCACCGAACTTGTTCTTGGTGCTGGTTCTGGTAATTATACAGAAGGCGAATATGTCTTCCAAGGTTCAAGTCTTTCTGGTGCCACCATCGCTGGTAGAGTTGAAGAATGGAGTTCTTCGACATCCACACTACTCATTAGTGGTGTGACCGGAACATTCCAGAATGGTATCGCTGTTCAGGGTAATAGTTCTTCTGCTACATATACACTTGGAAGTGCTGGTATAACAAATGTGTCGGGTGGACTTGATAACCTCGACTTCGAAGTCGGTAATCTGATTGACTTCACCGACACAGATCCATTCTCTGAGGGTGATCTCTGATGTTTGAAACATTCTATAATGAAACTATTCGAAACACCGTCGTTGCCTTCGGTTCTTTATTTAATGAAATATATGTCATAAGAAAAGACTCAAACAATAACGAAGCAAGTAGATTCAAGGTTCCCGTCACCTATGGTCCGAAAGAAAAATTCATCCGACTACTTGATGAATACAGCGCACTCAAGAGTCTTGACAACCCAAGAGATATCTCAACGATTTTACCAAGAATTGGTTTCTCGATCGAAACCCTTTCTTATGATGCAGAGAGAAAGAGAAACACACTCTCGAAAAGATTCTCAACATCAAATACTCAGAACCAAATAAACTTCGAATATGCCGAGGTTCCATATGTGATTGATTTCAACATGACAATCGCATCTAGAACAATGGAGGATGCACTACAGATTGTTGAGCAGATTCTTGTCTACTTCACACCAGAGTTCACCGTTTCTGTGAACTTCAAAGATCGAAGAAATCGTTTAGACATTCCAATTGTTCTCACTGGTGTTTCGTCTGAGGTAGACTTCGAGGGTGATTCATCGACACAAAGATCAGTGATTTTCACACTGACTTTCAGTGCAAAGACATATGTTTTTGGTCCACAAAAGACCGCCAAACTTATCACAACCATCGACACAACACTCTTCAGCACTGACTTTGATCTTGCTGGAATCACTGGTGCTTCGATGGCATTATCTCGAATCATCTCAGGAATCACAGGACCGAGTGGAGATGAATCCACAATTGAAACTTATACAGGTTCATATGACACAATATATGATTCTCCGTATAATCTTGGAATAACAGGAGCAACTTTATGAGTGAAAATCTAGAAAATGCTTTGAACATTGAACCTGAAGTTATCGAAAAACCAATACAGAAAAAGAAACCAGTCGAGATTCATGTCTCGGATGGTGTTCGTAATAACCTCAGAGAAAAAGATCGAAATGGCGACTACGCTGAAGTCCGACAAAATCTAAAGAATATAATAGAAACGGGTATGGTGGCGATTGACGGGATTCTGTCCGTCGCAAGCGAAGGAGAGTCTCCAAGAGCGTATGAGGTCGTCTCACAACTCATCAAGAGCGTGACCGAGGCGAACAAGGATCTCATAGGTCTGCATCAACAAATGAAAGATTTGGATCGAGACAATCCTGAAGCACAGAAAGCAGGAAGCATCACCAACAATTCTATCTTTGTTGGTTCGACGAAAGACCTGCAAGAGTTAGTGAAGAATAACTTTAAGCAACTGAAGGAAAAGTCTAGTGAGTGAAAAAAGCACTTATCTTGGTAATATAAATCTCAAACCCTCTGGTGTCAAAGTTCAGTATACACAAGAGCAGGTTGAAGAATATTTAAAATGCTCTCAAGATCCTATCTACTTCATCAAAAATTACATACAAATCGTGTCTCTTGACGAGGGTTTGGTTAACTTTGAGTTGTACAAATACCAAGAGAACATGGTCAATACAATTCACAACAATCGCTTCGTGATCGCGAAACTCCCTCGACAAAGTGGTAAGTCCACGACGGTTATCGCATATCTTCTTCATTACGTTTTGTTCAACCCACAGGTTTCTGTTGCAATTCTTGCAAACAAACAAGCAACAGCGAGAGAACTTCTACACAGACTTAAACTTGCATACGAACACCTTCCAAACTGGTTGCAGCAGGGTATTGTAGAATGGAACAAAGGAAACATTTCTCTTGAGAATGGTTCCAAGGTTCTTGCGTCATCGACATCTGCATCTGCCGTCCGTGGTGGTTCGTTCAACATGATCTTTCTGGACGAATTTGCGTATGTTCCTGAGAATGTTGCTGATGAATTCTTCTCCTCTGTTTATCCGACTATCTCATCTGGTAAGGAAACAAAAGTCCTAATTATTAGTACCCCCAAAGGTTTGAATATGTACTACAAACTTTGGAGGGATGCTGAAGAAGGAAACAATTCTTATGTCCCTATTGAGGTTCATTGGTCGGAAGTTCCGGGTCGTGATGACAAATGGAAAGAAGAGACAATACGAAACACATCTGCGTCCCAGTTTCGTGCTGAGTTTGAGTGCGAGTTTATCGGGTCACAGAACACACTGATCAATCCTGCAAAACTTAAATGTCTTGCTTATATGCGTCCAAAGAAACAACGTGATGATGGTCTAAAGGTTTATTACGAACCAGAAAAAGATCACACATATTTTATGGCGGTAGATGTCTCACGCGGACAGGAAATTGATTACCATGCGATCAACGTCATCGACATCACAGAAATGCCGTATCGTATCGTAGCAACTTATCGAAACAACAACTTGGCACCCATGCTTCTTCCGACGATTGTAAATGCGATTGGTCATATTTACAATAAAGCGTTCTGCATGGTTGAGATCAACGATATAGGTGGTCAGGTTGCAGATATTCTGTACAACGAACATGAGTATGAAAACTTGTTAGTGACCAGTATTCGAGGGCGTAAAGGTCAGACAATGGATGGTGGTTTTGGTAGTTTTCAGACTCAACTTGGTGTTCGCACAACCGTTACCGTCAAGAAAGTTGGTTGTTCAATTCTCAAGGACATGATCGAAGGTGACAAGTTGATCGTGGAAGACTACGACACAATTCAAGAACTCACCGCTTTTGTCGCAAAGAAGGGAAGTTACGAAGCAGAAACGGGACACCATGACGACTTGGTGATGACTCTGGTTCTGTTTGCTTGGTGTAGCACGCAGAATTACTTCAAGGAACTCACAGACCTAGATATAAGAACGAAACTCTATCAAGAGAAGATGCAACAGATCGAAGAAGATTTAGCACCATTTGGGTTTGTGGATGATGGTCTAGAAGAGACTAGTTTTATAGATAATGAAGGTAATCGTTGGCATATCGAACAAGATCCAAACAGTATGGGATGGTGAAATGATCTTTAGTAGTAAAGCAAAATATTGTTGAAAAGGAGAAAACAATGGCATTTCAACTCAGTCCAGCAGTCGATGTAAAAGAAATTGACCTGACATCCGTGATCCCTGCTGTTTCAACCACCGTTGGTGGTTTTGCGGGTCTTTTCCAATGGGGTCCAATTGGTCAAAGAGTATCAATTAACAGTGAAAATCAACTCGTAAGAACCTACGGCAAACCAACAAATGAGAACTACGCTCACTGGTTCACCGCAGCGAACTTCCTCGGTTATAGCAACAACCTACTTGTTGTTCGTGTCGTTGACTCCACATCCAACAACGCAACAACTGGTCTTACTGGTTACAACATCGTAAAGAACTCTGATGATTATAACAGAGATTTCTACGAAGAAACCGGTCAAGCAGGTTTCGCTTTCATCGCAAAATATCCGGGACCACTCGGTAATGCTCTTCGTATCTCGGCATCAGACGAAACACACGTTAATCTCGATCCGATCTTCGCTGATCCGGGTGCAACTGGTATCACTGAAGGTGC